AAATACGACCCCTGGGATGAAAGCAAAAAGCCGCATAATGTAAAATAGGGAAAAGTCAGTTGCGTAACTGTGATGTGGCTTTACGAAACCTAATTCCCTCACATTCGAGGAAATTAAAACTCGGCAAATCATCACCTTATATAGCCAACACCAGTTCTGCGGTTGAGGAAGGGAGATAGAATAATGAGTGAAACAGTAGGATATGTAGGAAAACTCACACTTCATAAAAAATATAAAGACGCTAATGAACTTCAAGCCAATCTACAGAAGTTCTGGCAAAGCATACCTAGAGAAAAACGTAATAAATTCTATCAAGACGTAGAAGAAATTGATGACTACGAACTAGAAGATAACGGCTATGTCATTATCGATGGAAATTGTATTTATAAGATTGAACTAGACAAAGAATTTGACGTGGATAGCAACTTCGTTGAAGTTGCTAAAACTCAAGATGATACTTATGAATTCATTACGTGGTTCTATAACAACTCGACTGACCTTCAAGAAATGTTACAGAAGGGGTTTAACCAAGCAGAGAAGGGAAACGACAAGTGTTTTAAGGATGGAAGGGAAATTTAGATGAAAAACATTAAACTATCATAAGTTTGTTGAAAATAACGGTTCGAGGGGGTGAATATGGGCACAAAGAGGAGGGTGGCGGACGGTCAAGCTGATATTTTTGGTACTATTCACGGCCTAGATAAGTTGGTACATCCGCCTAGTGTTATTGAATCTGAGGGACTGCGGGTTATTCACTTTGCAATATCTGAGGACGACATGGCTGTACCGGGTTATTTTAAGGAAGTAAAAGAGCAGGCTAGACGATTGTTGCCAGAGACTAAATCACGAGGTAAACCGCCCTGGATGAGGGCTGAATGGCAGGCTAAACGGAGAAAGGAGAGGGATGCAGCAGGATAGAGCGCTTGAAATAATGCTTCGAGGCGATAATGTTATGCTGACCGGCCCTGCTGGTGCTGGTAAGTCCTATCTCCTGAATAAGTTTATTAGCAAGGCGCGGAGGCAAAAGAAAAAGGTGGTGGTGACAGCAACCACAGGCCTTGCAGCGGCTCATCTGAGTGGCCAGACAATCCATAGCTGGAGTGGCATCGGGTTGGGATCTAAACTACATGAAGACTACATTTATATGATGTCTGAGACGAGAAAAAAGGCAATACGTAAGACAGATATTTTGATTATTGACGAGGTGTCGATGATGCATGATTATAACCTTGATATGGTCAATCAGGCTATGCAGATTATACGAGAGAATAATGAGCCGATGGGCGGTATTCAAACTATCCTGTGTGGCGACTTTTTCCAGCTTCCACCCGTGTCAACCAATGGCAGCGGTCGGTTTATCACTGAATCAACAACATGGCACGATCTGGGATTGTCTGTTTGCTATCTGGAGGAACAACACAGGGCAGAGGATCTGCGCCTGCAGGACATATTAAACGCCATGAGGGCCGGAGATATGCGACAGAGGCATTTGGACTGGTTGCTGTCTAGGATGCGTCAGAAAGCCCCTAGTGACGTTACAAGGCTATACACAACTAATGCTGACGTTGATGAGTTAAACCGGCGAGAATTAGCAGGAATGTCTGGTGATAGTCATTTCTACATGCGGACCAGTCGTGGTCGATGGGAAGCAATTCTCAGCTTACAACGCAATGTACTTGCCCCTGAGCTGCTTGAGCTAAAGCTTGGTGCTATGGTTATGGCAGTAAAAAACGACCCAGAGGGTCGCTATCATAATGGGAGTATAGGTTCGGTTATAGACTTCACGAGTGACGGGTTCCCTATAGTGAATTTTGGTCATCCTGTTATAGTTTATCCTGACGAGTGGGAGTTACGATCGGGCGACAGAATAACAGCAGCCATCACACAAATACCACTACGTCTGGCTTACGCAATCACTGTGCATAAAAGCCAAGGCATGACGCTTGACGCGGCCGAGATAGATCTGAGAAAAGCGTTTGTTGAGGGTATGGGCTATGTGGCCTTGAGCCGGGTTAAAAACCTTGATAATCTGTATCTCATAGGGATAAACCAGAGGGCATTAAAGGTATCAAAAAAAGCTCAGCAGATCGATGCGGAGCTTCGTAATAGATCAAAACTTTTGACATAAAAAAAGAACCCCCGAGGGATTTTAGGGGTTCATAAAACCTAATGGTTTTTGAGAAGAAAGGAGTTGTAGAGAAAACTCTACACTAACAAATATATCATACATTTGGTGTTTTGTCAAGGGGTTAATTTGATAATTTGTAAATTCTACAACACATTTTTGGTTAAAGGTATTGACTTTTAATAAGATCTGTGCTAAGATGAAATAAGAAAGGTAGCAATGGGTGCAATAATATTACTAATAATTGTAGGCATCATATACGCAATAACGTTTAAAATGACAAAGGAGTTGTAATGAGTGAACCAAAAACGCTTACATACCATAGCAAGCTGGTTGGTGTTACATTCGAGGGGCGACAAGATGTAATCAAATCTCTTCGCGGTAAAGAGCCACTGCGAGTTCGCCGAGAGAAGGACAACAAATACGACCCACGAGCGGTTGCTGTTGATGTCTACAAAGATGACGAGTGGATTCCTATCGGCTACATCGCTAAGGATAAAAATAAAGACATTAGCGAGACCCTGGACGCCGGCAATACAGTGTATATTTCGATCGGCGATATCACAGGTGGTGGGGATAGGTCATACGGAGTGAACATTTCGCTTGAGTATAAGTTAACAGAGGAAGAGGCTCCAGAAGCTCGTGAGAGCGTCCCTAGCAAGGCTGAAACCCTCAAGGTGCTTAATTACCTCACTAAGGCTATTGAGGGGGGTCAGAACGGCTCTAAACACGCCACAGAGGCATATACGTCACCGTTGACTGGTGAAACTATTGAGCTTGAAGTTGTGAATGGTCATAAAGAGCTCAAGGGCTTTATGAGCGGAAGCAAATTCCCTGAGCAATTTTACCAGCCATTTGATCGTGAGGGGATCCTCGCTGCTATGGCCGAAAAGTACAATGTTGATGCTGATGCTATTGAGGCAATGTGGAATCTAAACAATGAAGCCTCTACTGGCTATGGCACAGCAATTCATGCAGCTCTTGAGAACTATGACCGAAACTTTAAACTTGGTGACAAGACAAAGTTTGTTAAAGAGTTTAAAACAAAGCCGACAGAGTATGGTCCTAACCGAGCGTTGAGTAAGAATCCATTCATCAAAAAGATTGTTGAGGATTTCCAGGATAAGTTCGGCGGAGACTACGAGAGGTTGTCTGAAGTATTTATTTGGGATGCTGGGTTAAAGTTGTGTGGGTCTATTGACCGACTGGTGGTTGTTGATCGCAAGAAAAAGATTGTCCGTATTCAGGACTTTAAAACTGATGGTAATATTCATGAAAAGAAATACCAACTGGCCGACAGTCCGTTTAAGGATAAAATCGGCAATGAGTTGCTTGATTATCACTGGTTGCAATTAAGTTTCTATGCATTCTTACTCGAGATTAAGGGCTATACCGTGGAGGGGCTAGATATTTACTGGCTCAACCCCGAGAAACTCTGTCGCGGTGAGAACGCCTGGGAAGAGTTTAGTAGCAAGCCAATTGACATTCGGGAGGTAATCATCAATGGATAACATTGAATATGAAGACCCAGAAAAAGTAATCGCAATTTTAAAAGGAGAAGAAGGTGCGACTGATAAGTAAATTTAAAAAGCAAACCAAGGAAAGCTTCAAGGGTGTAGCCAGCGATATTATGCAGCTTGCTGTAATGCAAGATGAGATTATCGAGAGGTATAACGGCCTAGCTGATGACTATGCACGTCTGAAGCGACACATCTCAAACAACGGGCTGTGGGGTGTAGTTAAGAAACTACGTGCCGAGTTCGAAGAGCTACGTGGCCACACATCTGTGATGATTACAGAGCATGACCGACAGCTCCGTGAGCTTGAAACTAACGGTGTTGCAACGGCAATCAACCGACTGAACGAAGAAGTGTTCGGTAAAAGCAAGAAGACCGGCAGCGGACTTGAGCGAGCGATTCTGTCTATGAACGGTATCTCACCATGTGAGGAAGCAACCCTTGCAGCCAAGGTAGACGCTATCATTGAGCATCTTGGTATCGAAGTTAATGTCGAACCTGAAAAGGTCGTTAAGACACCAGCTAAGATTGTTGCTAAGAAAGTTAAGAAAACTACTAAGAAAGGACGTAAATAATGCCACAAGTTTGGAAAGTATCAAAAGCGTTTCAGTCAACTAACCGCGAAACAGGGGAGCCTGATGTTATCAAAACTAAGGGCGGAGACATGCATAAATTTATGGTGCAGGTCGAGAACCAGCCAGTTGATGGTTGGTTGCAGCTTCTAAAGAAGATTGGCAACAAGGTTGAAAAGGGCGATGAACTCTATGGCGATATCTTAGAAAATAACTATGGTAAACCACAATATATTCGTGCAGACCGACCACAGGAAATGCGAACCAGCAGCAGTCAAGCAAAAGCACAGTCATCAGGAGAACTAGAGGCTAAGGTTGATTACCTTATTTCTCTAGTTGAGAATTTTCTCGACGCTCAGGGTGGCAAAAAACCAGCAGGAGCTACTAACAGCTCTAAGGCTGGTGACGATGCCCCAGCAGACTTGACTAGCCTTGACTTTTAGGAGGTCGGTGATATGGAAGAGCTGCTACAAAAAATACAATACATCAATGAAAAGTTCTCAGATGCAGAATGGCTGAAGTCTCAAAACGGAAACGTTCTGAGCTACACAGCAATGAAGCTCGCGGCAATGAAAGGCTATCTTATTGATGTTAAGGCAAATGCGCAGATGGACATGCTTAAGGCAGAGACCAATATGGAGACTGAAAAGGGCAAGGCATATCTGAAGATGAAAGAGGAGCATGGCACCACTGCAGCTATTGACGCAAAGAATACCGTGGAAGAATATATAGCTGCTAAGAATGAGTATGCAGAAAAGCGGGTGAACTATGAGAGGTTGAGGGGTGTTGTCGCAGATACCCATGACCTTATTGAGGCGATCCGCAGTCGGGTTATTGACCTACAGGGCGCTCGTAAAGATGAGGGAATCCGTTAGTGGGGTTTCAGGACATGGTGGAGGTTGTTCATAAGGCAGCCTCCTCCAAGGGCGGAAAGATCAGAGGTAGGAAAGGATTAGCGGCCATGTCGCCTGAAAAGCGACGTGAGATACAGTCTAAAGGGGGTAAAGCTAGACATGGAGATAACGATAATAAAGCTGCCAAGCAGGCGCAAGGTAGTGGACGTAGAGGTCCATCAGTCCTGGAAACAATACTTGGAGGCATAGATGATAGCGATATACTCGATAAAACTTAAGGAAGGATAAAAAGAGGATGGACGATAGAAAAAGCTCTGACCACACCAAAAGTCTTGAGATAGTCATTCCTGGACAAGTGGTGTCTCAAAAAAACAATAAACAAATTATCCCATCGAAGCCTCCGCGATTGGTGGACAACACTGTTGTTAAGAAATGGCGAAAAGAGACCTCTGAGTATTTAAGTGACACCTACAAGGACAACCTTAGGGGAAAACAAGTGGTCGCAATCTATACCTTTTATTTGAAAGATCGTGTCAGGAGGGACATTGATAACATGATTAGCTCGTGTAATGACGCTCTTGTTGAATCTGGTATATTATCAGATGACAATTGGAAAGTGTTGCGTATAGGTGGAGCAGAGGCGACCGTAGATAAAGATAACCCTCGGGCTGAGATCGTATTAGTTGAGGATGAATGGGATGTTTGATTGTGAAAGATACAAAACAAGCGAGGGAGCATGGCTCGCGTTCAGGAAAAGGTGGCTCAGAGACAACCCGCCACTGGATAATGGCTATTACATGTGCGGGATTTGTGGTGATTGGGTTAGAGCGAGTGAAGTCACACTTGACCACATTGAGCCTAGAACGGCAGAGAACATCTATTCGGCTAGTAATATTCAACCAGCCCATGGATCTTGCAATTATCACAAAGGATCGCGAAGGATTCGGCCAAAAGTAGACAAAGATACTTACAAGTTCTTAAGCTTTTTAAGCGATATATAGGAGTGTTATGAAAAAGAAATTACCGTTCGTTAAATGGTTTATCAAGAAAAACAACGTTGAACATCAGAATAGGATCCGCATTGCTAAGGCGACAAACAGGGGTGATAAGGCATTCCTTGGCAAGAATGTAAATTCTACAACATAAAATTCAGAAAAAACTATTGACTTTTTGAACAAGGTGTGCTAGTATTAAATAGTAGGGGGAAATATTATGAGTAAAATTAAATCACTGGTTCCACAATCGGTTAATGAATTTGACGAAATTGACTTCGGAGAACAAGCTAGGGCCTAGCGAGGCCAGATGGATATAAAGGCTTGGGAAGTCTATCCCACTTTATATTAGTTAACGAAAGGCACATTATTAGTACCAAATTAAATTGGCTACGCAGCCGCTCACTATACATCGTGGTTGCTATCCTAATCATACTGAACATCATTATGCTTACAAAGCATACAGAGACTACTAACACATTATCTAATGTACAGGCTCAGGTGGTTGAAGAAAAACAGGCCCATCAGATCGTTTCTAAGCGTCTGTCAGAGCTTAAAACTGAAAAGATAGCTACTGATACATCTCTACGGGAAGAACGCCTGAAAACGGCCGAGAAAGAAAAAGAGATAGAATCTTTAAAAGAGAACTTGCAAGCTAAGAAAGAGCGAGAGGCTGAACAAGCCAGACTAGCTTCAGCACAGAGGGCACCGGTGCAAGAAACAGTGGCGCAGAATAAGCCAGCACCTGCCGTACAAGTAACTGGAGACAAACACTCTTGGCTTGCAGCTAGTGGAATACCACAAGCTCACTGGGGATATGTAGATTCTATTATTTCCCGTGAATCAAGCTGGAATCCAAATGCAATTAACAAGTCTTCTGGGGCTTGTGGACTAGGCCAACAACTACCTTGTGGTAAATGGGCTGGCGCATGGAATGATCCAGTAGCAGCTCTAAGGGCGATGAACAGTTATGTGGTTGGACGCTATGGCGGATGGCCACAGGCTGTTGCATTCTGGAACTCTAACGGCTGGTATTGACAACATGGGGACTCCTATCGCATAGACGTGGAGATAAAGGCTAGCGAACAACCCTTTGTGGTGTCCCGCTGCAGCCCAGTGTGAGGGGCTAATCTCACACCTTTATTTATTACCTCGTACCTGTAGCAAACGAGCAAGCAGGTGCTGTACAGCGAGGTCGGCCCGTCGGGGCTTAGGGCGGATGGTAGGTGTGGTCATCTTATCGGTCTCATAAGCCGATCAATCAAGTTCGATTCTTGGGTCCGCAACCAAATGAAAATTCGGGACGGACAAGGCTTTGGCCAGGTATTCCAGCGTAAGGGTAGTGAAAACCCTCTTGAGATGGTGAAACCTGGATGGGTAGCGAGTGGTCCCCCCTCCTTTCTGGGGCATAAAAGGTCAGACCGGGTGTTAACTCCTGCATTAGGCAGCGCCCGGCACGAGGGTTCGAATCCCTCATGCTCCACCAAATAAGGCTGCATGGTATAGTGGTTATTACATGCCCCTGTCACGGGTAAGACACGAGTTCAATTCTCGTTGCGGTCGCCAAAATAAGTACACAACAGTATTGCACCGACTAAACAGGCGCAGCACAGCCTGGGCTCTCTGACCAAGAGCAGGGAAATAGATGAACAAGGGTTGGGAGCCCCAAGCGAGTAGAAAATGTCGATTATCGGTCACGACTATACTCGTAAAACATTGTGTGCTTAGAGGTTTATGTGTGGGATAAATTGGCGCAGCGACCCCGAAAAATGTCTGCGCCTCCATAACAGGGTAAGGTGTTACGGTAGCACATGTGGTCTGGAACCATGAAGCCCAGGTTCAACTCCTGGTACCCTGACCATAATCGTAGGTAGACCAGTGGTAGAGTCGCCAGGCTTCAAATGGGATACCATTGTTCTTACACACATAGTATCGACTCGCCAATGTGACAATCCATGTTACATTTGGCAGTTTGCTTTCTTGCAGGGGACCGACTTCTCCGATAGGGTCGGTGGCTTACTTCAGCTGTCACAGCCGTACAGTCGATACTAGGTGTTTGTGAATAATATTAAGGAAGTTAAGGAAATGGACGAAAGAGAACTTGAACTATATGAGATGTCTCAGGAAGAGATGGAGCGAATAGCAAATGGAGAAGATGAAGAATAAAGACCATCCTCTGTATAATACTTGGCACAATATGAGGCAAAGGTGTCTCTGTGCTACAAATCGTGATTACCCCTATTACGGGGGAAGGGGTATAGCTATAGACGACAGCTGGAGTGACTTCTGGGTATTTGTAAACGATATGGGTGTCCGGCCGGACGGCTATACTTTAGATAGAATAAATAACGACCTAGGTTATAATAAGAAAAATTGTAGATGGGCTAGCAAAACAACTCAAAAGCTAAATTCTAGAGGTAGCGTCAAGACTTCTAAATTTAAAGGTGTTTGCTATACCAAAGGTTATAAAAGCAAGCCGTGGATGGCAACATTAAATAGTATGTATATTGGGAGATTCCCTACAGAGGAAGAGGCTGCTATAGCTTACGACTGTGCCGTTATACAATTATACGAAGAAGGAAAGTTAAATATATTATGACTCCGAAGATACTAATTTATGATTTAGAGGTTAGCCCAACATTAGGCTGGACATATGGTCTCTACAAAACAAATGTTATTAAGGTAGAGCAAAACCCTAGTATTATGAGCATTAGCTGGCGGTGGTACGGCGAAGATGTTACACACCACGAAAGCCTAGCTACCATTCCTCGAAAGGGACGAACTAGTGCAAATCTTGCTCTTGTTAAGCTTATACATGGACTGTTTGATGAAGCTGATATTGTTGTTGCACATAACGCCAATAGGTTTGATAACAAGGTTGCAACCGCAAGCTTTCTGAGGTACAATCTAGCACCGCCATCACCGTATAAGACTGTGGATACTTTATCGGTGGCACGAAGTGTTGCGCGGTTTAATAGTAATAGCCTTGATAGCCTCGGTAAGTTATTTGAAGTTGGTTCTAAGACTGAGGTCACCCATGGAGATTTATGGTATAGATGCTTGACGGGAGATAAAAAGGCCTGGGACCAGTTAAGAGAATATAATAATCAAGATGTTGATCTGCTATATTTAATCTATGAACGCCTAAGGCCGTACATTAAGAACCACCCTAACATCGGTGACCTAGCACAAATCGACGGGGTTTGCCCTAAGTGTGGCAGTAACAATCTTGAGCGACGTGGTTTCAATATGAGACGCAATGGTAAAGTTCAGCGCTTTCAGTGTAAGTCGTGTGGCGGGTGGTGTTCAGAGGCAACACTACGCACAACCGGAGGAAGATTGGTTAACAATGGATAGACTAGAAGATATAATATGGTCAGCTGCTTTTATGGAGGGCGAAGGTTCTGCTGGGTTTTACAAGGCAGCCGGACGGAGTTCAAGGCTATGCTTATCAGCGACCCAAAAGGACATAGCTCCGCTTGAACTTCTAAAAGACTTATATGATGGAAAAACCATAAACGTAGGTACTTTTGATAAACCGGATGAAGCTAGGGCTGCATTGGCAGAGGCGATATCTAATGAAGCTAAGCTTAATAAAAAAGGCAGACTAGTTAACGCATAATAATATAGAAAGGAGTGCAGCGATGAGTGAATACGCATCGGGTATCAATAATTGGCCGGACAATCAGCCGGCATTACCAGACATGGAGCTGGTTAATATTATTAGGAATATGCCCCCAGAGGAGCGCATGGAGAATAAGCGACGGTGGCTCAGTGAAATATCTGACCGAGAAATACTCTGCCGGATGGTTGATGATGCAAATAAGGCTGATGGGCTAGACCTAGAACTAGATTAAATGGTGGTATATGAGCAAGATAACACTACAATACAAGTTCCCCAGCCGACGAGTAGAGGTCGATGCTATAAAGCGAATGCCTCCAGATCGTGTACAGAAGCTTCGAGATGAAGCAGTTGCTAGGCTTGAGCAGTTGGTGGCGTCTTGCGATGATTACTTTGAAAACTTGGTTGAGTCTCACTGCTATATATGCGACAAGTACGGGTACGCCTATTTTGATCTCCCCGATAAATGGGGCTGGCTAAGCGATGGAACGTTGATATGTGATGAGTGTCAGCTAAGATGGGAAGAACGCTTCAATGAGGCGCCAAAAGTTAATAGAGATAGCGAGGGATAAATGAAAACATCAGCGTTTCCTAAAATTCTACACATAGGAAATAAACAAATATCAGACCTGTTCGACGGTGTTGTTGAAATCACCGAGAAGGTGGATGGTAGCCAGCTAGGATTCGGAAAGGTGAACGGCGAGTTATTCGTTCGTTCGAAGAGAAAAGAACAAGACCTCGATAACCCAGACAAGATGTTCGAGGGTGCGGTTGAGTTCGCTAAAACGATTGCCGACAAACTACCAGATAACATAGCCCTATACGGCGAGTGGCTGAGTAAGCCAAAGCACAATGTGCTAGCTTACGATAGGACTCCTAAGAACGGTATTGCCTTATTTGGGGTGTACAACCCAGAGACACAAGAACACTATGGCATGGACATTATCTCTGAATGGGCTGAACGACTGGGCGTTGACACAGTGCCTCTACTATTTAAGGGTGAAGCTAATGCTCAGGCTGTATTGGATATGGTTGACAAAACAGACAGTTTCCTTGGCGGTCAAAAGATTGAGGGTGTTGTGGTTAAGCGATACACGCCATGGATGTTTATGGGTAATATCCCGCTAACGGTTATGAGTGGTAAGTACGTCTCAGAGAAGTTCAAAGAGGTTCATGCCAGAGACTGGAAAAAAGAACACACTGGCAAGGGCAAGCTTGAGGTTGCTATCAGCCAATATAAGTCAGAGGCCCGATGGAATAAGGCTATTCAGCACCTAAGAGAAAATGGTGAGTTAGCCGGCACGCCTGCAGACATTGGTCGCCTTATCAAAGAGGTACGGTTTGATATAACACTAGAGGAAAAAGAGAATATCAAAGAGGAACTCTGGAAGATATACAAGGATGACTTTATGCGACACGCGGTGTCTGGTCTACCAGAGTGGTACAAAAAGAAACTAGCTACAGGGGATGTTGATGTCGAGGTTGTCAAGGAGAACGGACAAGGTGTCTAATCCCAAAGTCTATAAACGGCTAAAGAGACAGAGAGACACAGACTGTTCATTCTGTCCGCCGAATAGGCGAGAGAATGCCAATAGTTATACATATAAAAGGAAGAAGAAAGAATATCAACTGCCGCCAAGCAAGAAATGGTTTGGCAAGGTTGTGTGGTAGGGGTGTAATATGAAAAATGAAGTAGATAGTATTTTAGATGAACGTGGCAAACGCTATGGCAGTTTTATGGGGCACGCCACTGTGTCGCAGGATATACAAGCAGTTATTAGAGAGGGTTTTTATAATAATGTAAATGTCGATTCTATCTATGAAATCGATGAGGATATGGCAGAGGCTCTGTTTATGATAGCACATAAGATTGGTCGTATTGTCAATGGTGACCCATGGTACGCAGATTCGTGGATTGATATTGCGGGCTATGCTAAGCTTGTGGCAGACAGATTGGAGAATAACATTGAACGCTGATGAGATTTTAAAAGACGAGATGACACTAGAAGAGAAGCTGGCTGCTATTGATGCAGCTATGAATGATGAACAGGTTAAAGAGGATTTTAATCGCCGCAATGGTCGGCCAGTAGATGCGCCAGTTGACCCGGCAGACCTTACAATATGTGAGGGTTGCCAGTAATGGAGAAGATGAGACAACCAGAGATTACAGTATACAGTAAAGAGAACTGTGTGCAGTGCAATGCAACATACCGAGCACTTGGGAAAAGGGCACTTGAGTATACGGTGGTTATGCTTGAGGACAATCCAGAACTAACCGAGCGGTTCAGAGAAGAAGGCTTCATGCAAGCACCGATTGTTGACATTGGCACTGAGAAGTGGTCAGGCTTTAGGCCAGATAAAATAAAGGAGATATAGCTGTATGACAAAGAATAAAAGACCCAAGTTGCTTTGCCTTAAAGGTCTGCCTGCTTCCGGCAAGTCCACATACGCAAAAGAACTAGAGAGCAAAGGTTGGGGTCGCACCAACAAAGACGACATACGCAAATTGGACTTCCCTAACTATGAATTCAAGGATGAGAAAAAAGTTATTGCGATTGAGGACGGCATGATAAGGGCTCATCTATCAGCCGGCAGGAATGTTGTGGTGGACAACACTCACTTTAATCCAAGACATCAGCAACGACTTGAAGCGATCGCAAAAGAGTTTAATGCTGACTTTGAGGTGATGTTTATTGACACGCCACTCGAGGAATGTATCAAACGAAACCGCAAACGTACAGATAGCGTCCCGATGGAAGTAATCCTCAATATATACAATAAATATATAGCACCATACAAGGAAAAACATGTTAAATATGATGATATGCTGGATGAAGCTATTCTGGTGGATATTGACGGTACTCTTGCTCATATCGATGGCGACAATCCTCGTAATCCCTATGACGCTAGTCGGGCTATGGAAGATGTACTTGACGACGCTGTTTCTGTGGTTGCTTCTATGTGCTACAAACACGGCTATCGTGTCATTATACTCACTGGCCGTCATAGTGGTCATCTGCAGGTTACACAAGACTGGCTCGCTAAAAACGGGGTCAACTACGACGAAATTTATTGCCGTAATGAGGGAGATAAGAGACCAGACTACATGGTGAAGCAGGAGCTGTTTAATCACCACATAAAAAATAAATACAATATTAAGTTTGTTATTGACGACAGGCCGTCGGTTTGCCGCATGTGGCGGTCGTTGGGTCTGAAAGTTTTACAGGTTGGTGATCCACATGTTGAATTTTGATAAGTATGACAGGTATGGTGAGGTTATACGCCCTGGCGATGTTTGTGCGAGGGCGGGCCGTGGAGGCGCTGAGCTTGTTGTTTACAAGGGTCATAGTTGGGGTGCTAAGGGTAGTAAGGGCGAGTTTGGCCGCTTTATTACACCAGATGGGAATCGTAGTATTAAGTATTCTAGTATCGTGTTCGCGTTTGACCCTGTCGGCAATAGACGTTCTAAGGCAAAGCAGGCGACAAAAATAATAAGAGAATTTTATGAGGGGAAATAGATATGAAGTTTATCAAAGGTTATAAGCTTATCAGTCAGGAAGAACTGTCCAAGCTGGAGGCAGATGCAGAGGCGCGTGGAGCAAAAGAATCTAAACAGCGGATTGATGAATTAAAGAGGTCAATTGAAAAGAAGAATGGTGAGATTAATCATCTGCGTCAACAACAAGAAGATCTAAATGAGGTGGCAAAACACGAGATTGAACGGCTAGAAGCCAAAATCTCTGTGCTTGAGGAAGAACGTGACGACGTCCGAGAGGTTGAGAAGCAGTCACTAAAGAACGCTGACACTGTGGCTATTCTGAACGCAAAAGAGGAGAGTCTCGATAAGCGGGAGAAGTCACTTGACAAGCGTGAAGAGAAGCTAGCTGATGCAGAGGAGACAAAGAAGATGGCTGCATATGCTGATGGTTTAGCTGACGGACTACGCAAAGCTCATGAAATCACTGAGAAAGACCGCGAAAATGCCCTCAAGGTGGCTATGGTATCTGCAGCATCTCATACATCACCAGAAACGATGAAGGAACTAAACAATGTCCACCAACTTACAGCAGGTAATAGCCAGAAGTAGGCTGTCTACATTAGACGGTGATCTACGAGAAGCTGGTGAGCAGATGCTCAGGGACAAGTTCTTCCCAAAGAACAATAGCACTGAGATTGATAGGGATGTTCTTGAGGCACTACAGAGAAAGAACCCACTTGATGAGACCTATCTAGTCACACACTCTCCTGTCAATGGGGAATTTAAAAAACTCTTTTATATCTCACGCCCCGATCTTATTGCCATTGCAAAGACTATTAGGAGAGCGAAAGAGGAGCTTGGTATGTTTAGCCTCAGATCTATGTGTCTGGTTATGGGTTGGGATTTTTATCAGGAGCTACTAAAAGCAGATAATGTTTATATTAGACATGGCGAAAGAGACATCAGCATATTGGGCTGCAGGATTGTTGTAAATGACTCGGGGTTTGTATCCTATTTAGAAGTGGAGCTTTGATATATGAGTAAGAGAGAGTTAACAATTACAATTGCTGAGGACTGTAGGTTTAGTGTTGCTGACGATATAGTACGTGTACAGATGAGAAATATTGCAATAAGAAAGGGAGAGCGCAATGAGCATAACATTCTTTAACCAATGGAGGCAACTATTCCGTCTAGGTTCTATGAATTGGATTGATTTTGATCTTATCAACATCTCATGGGAGATTGATAAGATGACTGAAGATTTTGGAATTGATGTTGCACTATTTGGATTTGGCTTCCATGTCCACTATGTCTCCAGGAGAATGCGCAGATATTTCAATAGTGCGATGGAAAGCTGTAAGGACGAAAGTAAGAATCCAGACTTCAGTCTTTAATATATAAAAATAAGACCCCACTTAATTGTGAGGTCTTTATTTTATGTATTAATGTTTTAAGAATCTTTACGGGCTTCGCCAGCCTTTTTACCAGCAAATCCAGCGGTTGTTATAAGTCCTGAACCAACAAGACCAATCTTGAATACACCATCAGCGATGCCATCAACTCCACCAGTGACAAAGCCAAGCGCTCCACCGGCAAACGCAGCTAACACAATAAGGCCAGCCTTGCCCCAATGTTTTTCGTTTAGCTCCTGGCCAAGTTTTACTAATGCAATAGCAGCAAGTGATAATATTGATTCCATTTATTTATCTCCTATTTTAAATATGTTCTTCAGAAGCTGTGTAAGCTCCTGTAACAGCTTTTTAACATCTTGTAGTAAGGTTGTAGTCTCTTTGTCTAAAGACCCCTCAGACGGCTTCTCATGAGCTTGTGGAGGTATAACCTCTGGTTTCTTCTCCACTTCAGGTGCTGGTGCTGGGATTTCAGTAAGAGCGTCTAATAAAATGCCCCAGTCTCGACCACCATCAGTTGATGACCTGCTACGCAGGTAGGTTTTACCGTCCCATTGAGTTTGGGTTTTGAAGTCGATATCGGTGCCAGCCTTGATGACAGAACCAACAGGCCTCTTATTAACAAGGTCATAAACATACAGATCAACTGCAGCCCTCATATGACGTGGGTTAGCCATTGCAGCCCATGTTGGTCGTGTAGGTACTGGTGCTGGAGCTGGAGCGGGAGCAACCTTATTACGAACATTACCCCAATCGTCATCTTTACTAACCTCCTTAGTTGCCGCAATTCGCTCAAGACGGTCGAGGTCATAATTACCAGGACAATTTGTTGATGTAAATTGTCGGTGTGGCACTAATGGAAGATAACCATATATACTGCGTAACTGAGCTATAACCTCAGCAACAACATCATAATCTTCATCTCGACATCGAGGGTCGCATTCAATTGATATTGTATATGGGTTTGCCGAGTTGGTTGCCCATGATGCGTTTTCCAAGTCAATCAGACAGGCTGCTCGCCTACCTGTTCCTGTGGCCACAATGTGTGCAGAGCTACTACCATTCGGCCGACATAGCCAGTTAATAACACCCTCGTATGATGGGTTGTTCTCAGGGTTTCCCCACCAATGGATAGCAATAGCTTCAATAGTTCGAGGTCGTCCCCATGTAGCGTATACATCTGCAGCCTCTGTGTAGTTTGGACTGTTCCATTGTGTTTGCCAATTAAATGCCATTATTGTTTCTCCTTTAATTTAGACAGCTCATGTTCTAGAACTGCAATCTTTTTATTCTTTTCGTCTAGTTCGACTAGCAGTGCGTCGAGTCGTGCCTTGGTCTTGCTGTGGTCCTCACGTTCCCTATTAAGGTCTTCGGTTAGCCTCGCAATTTGATGCTCAAGGTCATCTTTTTCGGTACGTAGTTTACTAATCTCATCGAACAGGAAGTCCACCTGCTGAATCAGGGTTTCAACTTTTTTATCGGTTTCATAGATTTGAGTCACAGACACCGCTTTATCAGCTGCATCACCGTCGGTCTTCTTATCTCTGAAAGCAACGATAAATGTAGCAGCTGCTGTAATGACTAAAGATATGGCAGTAATAACCGCTGCAATGTCTAATTTTACTGCTTCAATCATCGTTATTCCTTGTTTTTGTTTCTGTTTGTAATTGCTGTTTCTGGGTTAATGGGTGGCTCTAATAGGATAAAGAACGCCCCAAAGGCGAGTATATAGTGTGCTATTATTGTTGATAGCGGCGCTGGAGGTCCGTTACTAAACAGTAGGTCCGTTAACATTCCAGTCCCCATGAGCCCATAAAGAACCACAGATAATCCGATGCCCAGGCGAGCGGTTTTATATGACCACCTGGCCAAGGCCCCAGCAATCATAGCTCCGCACAGCAACCATAGTAGTCCAGTCAGCCAGTACGGCAATATGGTACACGCCGCATTGACCATAAATTTCCTGGGATACAGCAATATACTTAAACCGCTAACAAACGAGGCGGTGGCCACACCAACATGCAATCTCCATAGGAGTGCGTGGGTGGCCCTGAGATTGATATGTTTACTCATTCTTCGGTTCTACTCCTATTTTTTTCTTATACGGCTCGCGTTAATGAACACCTGTTGCTCCAACTCTTTCTTTAGCTTTGGAGGAATCTCATCGTGCTTTGAGTAATAGTCAGACAGTGCATCACGCACTTTCTCGTTGTACTCTTTAGCAACCCGCCTTGCCCTGTTTTGATCACCCAGGGTTGCAGCATCACGAGCCTCCTCAAGAGCCTCTTTGCGACCCTTAACCTTATCAATGGCCGAGTAAAAGTCGTAGTATTGCTGCTTGAGTTCTCGAGTTTCCTGTGAATCAACCTTATCTGCCTGTTTGTCTGACAGCGTTGGGAAGCCATCTTTAATCCATTGACGACCAGCTTCTGTGGTATATTGACCGAATATTGTGGCGTTAATCACGCTGTTTTGGTCCATATCCTGTAGATAGCGAAGCTTACCTTTAGAGTTACGACTTGCGCCTGTGGTTGTTGATTCATAGCCCTCGGCAGATTTCTTGAGCTGAGTACCAGCTGGAACAATACCAGACCAGTTATCCTCCCAGAACTTGTCAAAGCCCTTGCCCTGTAAGGCCTGCATCAACCCAGTCTTGTTCTTGCCATCACCAAACATAAGTTGCACCAATGGTGATCGATAGATACCGTCACCACCCTTAACCTCTTTTCCGGTCAATGCGCCGATGTATGGAGCCACCTGGTCGTAGAACGGTATCCATTCTGTCTCACGCATCCCCATAATAGGCTTTAGTGTTTCGGTTAAAAGCGTTGCTACAGCAGCTGCCGCAACAATATTACCCGTCGCCTTAGCGTTTAGTCTGAGCTTACCATCTGCACCGCGCTCAACCATGCCCTTGGCTGTCCTGGCCATAAAGCCAGCCTGCTTACCGGTAAAGGTTGCAAGTTGTGTCAGGGAGCGAACGCCCTGTCCATTAAAGGCTAATGGCATATCAAGCTTAGATGTCATAAACTGAGTGTCTGTGGTTTTACGGATGGCATAATTTATTGCCTCTTCACCAACAAGGCCCATGCTCTTTGCCTTAGCTTTTGCACCCGCATACGCAGCCGCACGGAAGAATGTGTCAGCAGAGGTCGTTAAAGCAAGTAACGCGTTAGCGCCCGCAGAGGCAGCATTAGAGATACGCCCACCAGTGCCACTACCAGCTAATGCTCGTAATTCAGAGCTAACAAGACCGCCGTCAAATATACCACTACCTCGCAGCTCAGCCCTACCAGCCTTAGTGGATAGCATGTGAATACCGTCAACCAAGCCAACACTGCCCCATTTGGTGCCAATACCTGCAATAGAGTTCACGAGCTGTGACGACTGACGTATTGCAGTTGAAACAGACAGACCCATTGTTGCAGCAGCAGAAATCATACGCTGTGTTCCAAGCGCTTGAGCATAGTAGTTTTTTGGCTCACCACCAAACTTCTGAACAGCCCAGTTCACCATCTGGTTAACCATCACCTCGGCGTTACTCTTGTTTTGGCCCTTAACCTGTTTAATATAGTTGTCAAGGAAGTCAGCATATTGGGCTGCATTCTTAACCTCATCTTTAGCAAGTTTTAACTGGACTGACACATCATCAAGCTTCTTTAGTGCTGGCTCGATGGTTAGCTTCTCGTTGAGGCCTGAGGCGTAACTTGTTAGAACCTCCATCACATCACGGCTATACGTATCGGAGTTCGTTTTTCGGCTTTTAAGGTTGCCAAAGTTAATGTCTCCACTAGCCTTGACATCTCCAAAGAAATGCTTGTACAACTCTGAATTGTGTTCTTTGATGTGTGGGAAATAAAACTCTTTGAACGTGCGGAATCCCGCCTCATCAAGCAGCTCTTTCTTTTCATCAAGAAACTCTCGGATTAAGGTAGCTGCTTTTTCATTCCCCAGAGACAGTGTACTACGCTTACCCTCAAGGTAATCAACAATCTGGTTGAGTTCTTCCTTGCTCTTTGGCAGAACCTCCTTAATTGCTTTGAGCTTCTCGACATCAGCCTTGTTCATGGCGTTGGCCTTAGCGGTGCCTTTGATTAGCTCAGAGTGAGGATCAAAACCAACATCTCGCAAGCCACCCTTCTCTAGCATCTGTGACGGTGATGTGGCGCGTGAAGCCGCTATTTCTCTATCACTTAGCTTCGCCACCGCATCCTTGGTTTTAGCAATCTGGCTCTCAGATACTATCTGAGCAACCTTGTCACGCGCCTCAGGAGAGCGCCTCAGCTCTGCTTCTGGATTAGATGAGTTAGCCACGCGGCTAAGCTCAGCAGAACCATTGTCGAACCGCTTGGCCTGTTCCAGGTTATTAACCAGCCTTTCTCGTTGAGCCTTAACCTCAACTTCATCTGGAGCCCTGAACTTATCTGGATTATTGGCGATGAGCATGTTTGTGTCATCAACAACCTGCTTGCCCCGCTGGTCTAGTCGGTCTTTAATCTCGTTCCATTTCTCAACCTCGGGTAGGTCTTTCTCTCGAACAAACTCAAGCTCGGCTAGGTCATCCTTGTACTGTGCATCAAGCTTTTGTCGCTCTGCTACGTACCGAGGCTCAGGCATTTGCTGAATTTCCTTTAATCGCTCATTGTATGCCCTATCCATATCAAGGTGAGCTTGATTGTATTTTCGGTCATTCATTAGCCCATCAAGCATGGTGTTAACCTTACCCTGGTCGTCCAGAACCTCTTGCGCGGCTGCCTTGAGTTCAACAGGCATATTCTCATTTGCAAAAATCTGAGAGACATGCTTGATGTCTGGCTTCATCGGTCGTGTCGCAGACTCAGGTATATTACCATCATCAAAGTCTTTAAGGGCTTTCTCAGCCCCCTTAATGTCGTTAGGCAGGCCGTTATCTAGGAAGCTAGCCTTGTCCTTCTGATCGACACGAAACTGGGCTTCATCGCGAAGCTCCTGGTAGCGCTTATAGTCTGCAGCTCTGTCTGCGGTGCGTTCACCCGCCTGAAACTGCTCTATCTGCCGAGCCAGCTCATCGTCGCTGATCTTGGAGAATTGTGTACCAGATGTTGGTGTTGTATTTTCTACATCAACCTTCCCGGCGGCACCGTCAACATTAGCAATATCTCCAGCATCGGCCTTCCCCTTTCCGTTCTTGATACGACCAACACCACGACCAATAGCGTAGCCGCCCATATTGAATGCGCCTTGTGTCACAGCAGACATTAGGCCCTGCTTCGCCCCCTCCTCGAGAGCTTTGCCTAGGTCTCCGGTTTCACCATATGTCTTTGCTGTACCTTTGACAGACTCAAGCCCACCAAATAATGCAGCGTCCTTAGCAGCCGCCTTGGCAGCGTCCTTAGCTGTGACCTTAACAATCTCGCCTGCCGCGTTACGAGCAACAGAAGAGCCGGCTGTAGCCGTAACACCGCCCTTAAGGAGTGACGTCGGATTCGCAAACTGTGTAGCGTCCAAGCCAACCTCAAGGCCCTCGCCCGCTACCCGAGCGAAGTCTTTTACGTCTCCATTGCCACTAGCAATCTTGGATGCCGCTTCATCAGCTCCCTTTGTGCCGCTAATGCTTTCGCCACGAATGTCTTTCTGCTCACGTATCATCTCACGCAAGCGTTCAGTGTTCTTGACATTCTCAATGCGACGCTTGGACTTCTCCTCTTCTGAGCCACCTTTAAGTTGGTTAGCAGCTTCATCTAGAAGAGCACCACCCTGTACCGCGACATCGGCGACCTTACCGGCGCCCTGCTGCACGCCAGCAACCATCTTACTGCCCAAATCACCAGCGCCCTCCAGAAGCTTTTGCCCCCAAGATTTCTTGTCCTCTTGCTCCTTCTTACGCTTCTCCTCAGCAACACGCTGACGCTCCTTGGCATCCTCGACCTTGTTCTTATAATCCTCTTCTTCCTTTTCTATCTCTTCAAGCGACCTTACATTCTTTATTGCGCCACCATAGATTTGCTTAAACAGATCTTCATCCACTGCTATAACTCCTTATCCATAATAATATTTCCAGCCCTTACTGTTAAAATCTTTCTGAGCCTCTTCTGGCACATATTTCCAAAACTCCTTGGCGAATTGATGAGTATCTCCACCAGCGAGACGATACGCATCACGCGCCAACTGGAATGCGTTAGCGGAAACACCACCCTTAGAAGCTGCCGCACCAATAATACTCATAGCTGATTCATACGGAGATAGCTTCTTAGGCGCTTTACCTGCTCTAGCAAGTGCATTCTGACTTGCTGTGAAGCTACGCTGTGCTGCGGCCTGTCGCTCCTGGAATTGGCGCTGCTTCTCAGATTCTCGGGCTTGGAACTCCTGCTGTGCAATCATTTGATTCCATGAGTTGAGGTCGCTCTGCTGCTTGTCGACGCGGCTCTGCGCACCAAGGCGCTGCTCCTTATCGATGCCAGCTAGCTGTCCTTGCAGGTTTAGATCTTCCTCATTCTGCTGGAAGTCTGCCTGCTGTAAACCCGGCAGGAACTTAGTTGATAAATATCGGGCCTGCTCATCCTGTGGTATGCCGCTAAATGAAGCGCCGCGTCCTGTGGCCTGATTATTGATAGCGTTAAACCCCTCACCCCTAGCTGCATAAATTCCTGCACGCTGAGCTTCATATTTACCTGGTAGAGCTTGTTGCCTTTTTGCTACCATATCACGGCTTGCAGCATAGGCTGGATCTAAATCCCTCATCGCCTCGGCAAGTGTTTGTACTCTCGGTGCTGTCGCCATTTATATTCCTTTTTACTTATTCTATTGTTTATATAATATTTGTTGTAATTTTGTCAATATTTAAGCTGTATTTGGTGGTACGATATATACAGAGATTTTCATTTTCCATTTCGCCACTGGAACAGTTAATATCTTAGATGAATTATTAAATATCTTAATAGCTGACCTTACAGAACGCCCTGATTGTAATGCAAATGGAAAAAAATATATACCAACAGGGTTATGTCCACCCGCCTGTGATGTTGAAACCGCAAAGCCACCTTTTCTTATAGACCCAGGTTGTAAATTGCCTGTTGCGATACTAGAATGCACTTGTGGTAAACTAGGTACAATCCAAGAGGCAACAGGTGTCGAACGTGCATTACCAATATCATGATAATCTCCATAAATCGTCATAGACGCATTTGGAGCAATCTGCACACCTGGTGTAGTGAGTGTTTCCTTGTACGAGTCTAGTAGTCCATTAACGGTATAATCGCTATGAAATATGAAATCATTAGGGTTAATAGCCATATACCCTCCATATCAATTTAGATGGTGTATTAGTCGCACTAGATATAAGTTCGCCCCTATGGTTAATATATGCATTAGAATGTTTAGAAATAACTGTTTCACCCCCCCGTTGTGATTCTTCGTATACCAACCAGTCGTTATCCAGTGTAACCCCTGTCGCCAGAACCTTCTGACCAAAGTCTCCATCAGCAACATTAGTACTGCCAGAGCTAATTATTGGAGGGTATTGAAAATCACTGTAAAAGATATAGTCTTGCGGATTCGTAATCATATTTTAATACCAACTGCCCTATAATAAAGTTTAGTTACACCGGCTGGTGCTTGAAGAAATATTCTGATCTTACCTGAGTAAGAACGTGAACTAATGGATAGGTCTGTGCTAGTTCCAGTTCCATATCTTGGAGAATCCTCCGAATACCATGATTGGCCATCGACACTGACCGAAGCCTGAACCAACATTAGCTCTGAGGTATATGGCACCTCGATATCTACGTAGTTGCCGGTTGTACCAGTAGGGTAGACAGTGCTATCCTCTTTTGCGAAAACAACCCTGTCAATCGTCCCCTCTGATAAAAAGTTAAAGTCTGTAGACTGTAGCGCCATATCACTTCTCTAATGCTTCTAGGACATCAACGCCTTTTTTTGAGATAGCCACAACATAGTTGCCTTTGGGCGCACGGCCGATGAGGATGCGGTTTTTACCGTCCTCATCCTTAATGACCTGTGTTCTGTTCTCCGACTCAATCTGACGAAACATGTCGTTCAGTGCGTTGGTCAGAGTTGACATATCCATGTTAGGTGTTAGCTGAATCGGGCTAATCATGATATTAAATCCGCCGCCTGGATAAATACCTTGCCTTTAAATGAAAGTTTATTTGGCCATATATTACCACCAGCTATCATAATTTTATTATCCCTAATTTCTCCAGAAACAACTAAGTGTCCAGAATACCCGCCAAAATATGTTGCAACAATAGATACATTATCAACTCTTCGCCCAACTGGTGGCGGAAAAGATACTAATTCACGACGAGCACCATTACCACCAATAAGTAAGCCTTTTGAGCCAGGGTTACCATTACCGTCATATTCGCTGCCATCGACCATTGCTATTCGATTATAGGTTTTTATACCACCCATATCTGTTACTGTCCAGCCGTTATCATCAATATACTGTTTGATATCGAGTTTGTTTTTATCGATAGCCCCATTAGCAATCTTATCACCAGTTATAGCATTATCCTTTATATTAGAAGCATCCAATTTTCCATTTATCTCTTCATGGATTTTACCAAACCGCACATTAAGACTATTAGCAGAAGCCTCTTGTCCGTCTTCGATTTGTGTATAACTTATAAGACCCATAATAACCTCCTAAAGTCTTTTGGTTTTATATAAATATTGAGCACCCATAAATTCCACTCGATTATTAGCTGCCTTTCTAGCGACACGTAATTGCCAATATCTAGCATACCCAGAATAGCTTTGTTTTTTTGGTTTAAAGGATTTATTACCACCATAGATAGTACTATCTCCCCACTTAAACTCTCCCCACTTAGCGCCATTAGTTGTTAATAACTGCTCTTTAATTTTTGGACTATTCTGAAAATCCTTATCCATAGCAATCTGTATCTTAAATGTTGTATCTACACCTTGTAGGATTGGGTAAAACCGTTTAAGTTGTTTACGTTGCATTGGCGTTCCCATGCTATCATATTTAAGACGATACTCAAAGTCAATAGGACCACCTAGATTATTATAATCTTGCTCTGCCAGATAAACACAAGAAGTCTGAGAACTCAATTCTACAAGTTCCATATTGTCATCAGCATCTGTATAAGAAATCGCCCTATCTATATATAAATCAGTATCTAGTAACCATTCGCCAAGGTCTTTATCGTATATTGCACAGATATCGTTCACATTTGAAAATTCAGAAGCCATATAGAATCGCACCTGATTCTTCCACAATACTGGAGTTATTTCTCCTTTTTTAGGACATGCATCAAACAGGGGACTAATTAAGACTGATATCTTCTTGTCGCTTGAGCCATTATGAATGTAAAAACCATCATTACCAACAAAATATATAGAGTTTTCATCACTAGTTACACCACGTCGACTTATAGCACCCTTATTACCAGTTGATTGTCGCAAATTAAAACTACCACGATCATATCCACTTAAAACATATTTATTATCTTGTGTAGTGATTATTAGTGAATCCTGGAAACTTGTAAGCGATGTTATTGGCGAACCATTAAATGGTCTAGGAATATACCAATAACTCACCGAAAGCCAGGCATGGTACCACTGCTCCCTTGGTGAGGTTGGATTAACTCCAGTTGGATCATAGGCAGGATTACCTGGGTTCTCAGAGAATACAACTTTATCTGGCTCAGAAGCAACCACCCCCCACATCCTATCTTTATGCATAGTGATATCAGATAAAATAGGAAGCTGATCATCTACATAATACTCAACACCAGTATCGACAATCGACACGTCATCTAAGAAGAAATTCTCTGCTGTATTCTTAAACTGTAAGGTATTCACATCACTACCAGGTGTATAATACATTTCAAACTTTGCCCAAGATGACGGAGACGGCTTTGTAGAATCATTTATAGCTGTTGCCTGGTTGTTTACAGTCATAAACGTTGTTGAATTGCCTACATTAGCTTTAGCCCAATATGTTATCTTATAGCGTTTATTTTTCAACAGATTAACGTCTAGACTAGCTCCACGTATTCCACTAGTGGCAGATAATTGAATGCTTGCTGGTGATGAATGATATTCTGTCGAAATCCTACTCATCGTTGTTCCTGATATCGCCGACCAGTCAGTTGTATTAACTGAAAATGAACCATTATTTACAATATTGATTGCAGTTGATTCATTAGTTCCATTCCATGAAGTAAGCTTATCATATCCGTTTACCCAGAATACCTTGTTATCACCATTAGTAAACTTATATTCTTTTGCAAGACTACTTAGACCAGAGATAATAGGCTTCATGTTTTTTGATTCATCTATGTAATACATAGTGTCGCCATATGCTATAACAGTAATATTCCTACCATTATCACGGTTAAACCTATAACCACCCTTATCTCGCATATCACTCGATACATATACCTTATAATTTATCGAATAATCTCTCTGGGTTGCAGTATCTAACGCTGAATTTGTTGAATAGGCTTTTGTGCCATCTACGGTAGTTGCTAAATCATAACTACCTTTACCGTCATCTTGGACGCTAAGAACAATCCAGTAGTATTCATTAGTAGTCAATTTAACTGCATTTATAAAACGTGCAGTCGCCCATTCAGGTGAGCTACCAATACTACCAGCTGGTATACATGTCTCAGATAGCATTTTACCTGGCTTATCATTATTGTTTGAGTACAAACAAACACGCAACGGAACTGATACTTCTTCAGAATCACTAACCTTTATGTCAACTCGAGTTAATCTATCGCTAGAGGTAGCCTTAAACTTTATCATATGTACACCCATTACAATGCCCACCTTAGCAATAGACATGCCATTAACACTATCATTCGAGATCATTAAATGTTCATTATTAGGGGCTATGTATAAACCAGGACCCTTACGAGAACTAACGGCTACACGACGATCATCAGCAGATTGTGCATACAATCGAAAGTTTTTTGAATAGGGTGTACGACCATCAGCAATAAGATCAGAAGAAGACATTAGGTCTAGCCCCTTTAGATTGATGACTGTCGACATTCTTTCTTTTCTGTTAGCCATTTATATTATACCCTTCGTTGTCTGTTTTTCATTATGATAGGACCGTCAGCGTCACGGAATCCGTATCGATTTACAAGTTGTACCAGTTTAGATTGGTATTGAGCTTCGACTGATGCTGCTAGGTCGTAATCTTCATTACGTTCTAGGATTCGTCGGAAGGCACCGAGAACAAGAAGTTCTTCGAATTCCTCAGGTAGCTCTGGCACGTCGCTATCTTGAGTAAGTTTTACAGGACGCTTGATGTAATACATTGTCATTGTATAGTCATCGTCTGTAGGTGCGTCTAGTAGAATGTTGCCACCGTATAGCGTCCAGTTGTTTGGAGCTGATGGTGTAGCGCTGAGAGTGTCTGGGTGAGCTCGTATAAAGTCTCGCCAGTTGGTTTTCTTAGCGTGGAAGTTAGGAACACCGGCAACGCTTTGGTACTGCATTTGTGCAACGTCACTAGGAAGTTTGAACATTGTTGAACCAGCAGGAATCGTTCCTTGGAAGATTTTTTCCTGGAATGGAAGTTCGTACTGATTGTAAATATCCCGTAGCGTGTCGTTCAGGAAATTGTCAACAATTTGTGGCTCAAACTCGTCGTCGTCCAGTTTGTCAACTATGACCCGATTGCGAAGTCCTGCTAGATTATAGTCCATTGTATTTCCTTTTACCGATTTATATTTGTTGGTATATATTGTCCAGAGTCTATCTCTGCGATTCCGAACTCACCACTAGTCTGATAGGCTGGCCGGATTGGTCCAGTTGTTGGGCTATCCGCTTCTTCGATTACTCCAGACCGATTGAAGTCAGGAATGTATATACCGAAGTTAACACCAAGGCTATCCCAGTCAATAATAGCAAAATCGTTCGACTTGAGACGATGGATTGCATCATCTATAGCCAGCGTGCGCTTTTGAACAAGTACTACTAGGTCTGACTTGGTACCAAACACACCTGAGGCAGGCTGTCCGAGTAGAGTGAACTGTATAATGTCCACGTTATCAGATTTTGTAGTGTGGTTTGCGTTGTTAATCGTTAGAGTTTGAATTTGCTGTAGAACTAGGTTCTCGACACTATGACCATGTAGGGCATTATCGATAACCAGGTTGTGAACAACTGTAAGTGCTAAAGCGTCTACTGTATGGCCGTGTGTTGTGTCTGATACAACAAGCGGCTTACTCTCAACAATCACTATATTATCTGATATTAGCGAGTGCGATGTATTTGCTGCAGATAGTAGGTGGTTTTGAACAAGCGTTACAACATTAGAGACAACTGAGTGTGTAGCATTATTTACAGCAAGAGATAACCCGCTGATTAGAGCTAGGTTATCAGATGTTACAGAATGCGTTGCACCGTTTACTGTCAGGTTAATATTGTACACTATCGCAGGCGATTCTACCGTTTGTGAGTGTGTCGTATTATTTACAGCAAGTTTGTGGACTTGTGCAATTTTCACTGCATCAACAGTATGACTATGTGAGGCGTTTGTGGCTGCTAGTGTGTGCTGTTGGACTAGAGTGATATTATTTACTGAATGACTGTGGCTTGAATTATTGATTGCCAGAACGGTATTTCGCACCGTAGGCATAATAATTTGTCCATAGCCATATCCATATCCGAGAACACTACCGTAGCCACCACCTTGCCCTGCTATAGGAGTAGAAGTTGGCTGCACATCAGACTCAAACATAGGTGCCGTATCACCACCAGTAGCTACACCGACTTGGTAATAGTCTACTGTACCGTTTGCTGTGTACGAACCCATACCCATATAGTGGTTACCGGTTGTACGGTTAGCGTAGGTTGCTGTGAAAGTCCAAGAGCCAGGCTCTGCTGTGCCTTCTGGCCAAATTTTAACTTTGTGGTCCGTTCCGTTTTCTACTCGCCATCGTAGCCAATATTTTTGAAAGTTCTGCCAGTCATAGTTTGCGAACTGAACCGTTCTTCCTGCCTTGTCATCGTAAAGAATAAGTGATTTAACGTTAGATGCCGGTAGGAATCCGAGGCTTAGTCCTTGGTTAGATGCGGTGTAGTCCCAAAAGGCGACTCCGTAGCTACCTGGAACCTGGACAGCTGTTAACACACGGAATAGTGTCAGTGTTTCTGTATCATTTCCGTGGTTATTCATAGCGTCAAACGCTACAAGGTCCTGTCCGTTACTCGACCGTTCGAATCGGAGAAACCGGTTGTTTGGGTCGTAATTGTCGGCAATGACAGTTCGTACACCAGGACCTGCGGTTACTAGTGTATAGCCACCACCGGTAGAGAAAGAACCAGGTGGCAGACCGCTGAATTTATAGAGGGTTTTAGCCATCTAGTTCCCCTTCTTTACTTCACATATTCCAACACAATACTAACTTCTGACAACCCCCACGGATAACTACCACAGACACTTATAGTGGACTTTGTTATAGTAGTGATACCGGCTTGGTGTGTGTTTTCGATATATGGCAGTGCCTGTTTTCCATCCCGGTTTGAAAATACACCAGATAATGTCATATTACCTGACCATGACACGACTTCCCAGGCATTTGTTAAGCCTGTAATGCCATGAGGTATGCTTGGACAGGTATTACCAGTGAAATTAACTTTTCCACGTACAACCTTACGATAGATTGGACGACCATCAATCCAAACCTTTCCTGTATCTATCTCTGACGTTGAGTATACACCGTTTTCGTCATCAGCGTATGAACCTGCAGCAACAATGTCACCAGCTACAAATGATTTTGCTGTTGTGTTCTTTTGCGCACGAGTAATTGTAAGTGTGTCCGATGTACGGCCTGTCACCAGGACAATCTCGCTATTTCCTTGGGTACTCAGCTGCGTAGCTGGTGTTAGTGTTAGGTAAAAAGGAACCTTTGGCATTGAAGCTCCATAGCCCGATTGCAGCACTAGAGATGTAGCTTTCGTGTCGATAGCTCTACCAATAAGGCCGGTAGCTAGGTCTTTTTTATAAGCCATTAGTTATCTCCTTTATTAAGATGGGTTAGTTACTGTGATTTTCCAAGCTGGGATTGTTACTGTGTTACCAGATGTAAGTGCTTGAGATGTAACAGTTGTGACGTATAGAAGGTTGGTTCCGTCTACGATACATACGTGAGTAGCTGTACCGGATGCTGAGACGCTGATGTTAGCCTTTTGTGCAACCGTTACTTGTCGTCCACTAGGTGAACCTGCAGCTTTAGTGAAGTCACCAGGTACTAGAGTTGTGCTAGCTAGAGATGCTGCAAGTGCAGCTGTACGGTCAGCAGGCTGTGAAGTTGTGACAATAATTTGATTACCTGTTGCAACTTTGTCTAGTAGAGCATCGAGAACCGAAGTATTAGCCCATTTAGCCATTTGAATCTTCTCCATTCAGGATGCTATCTTGAACATCCAGAGTTATGTTAGTTTTGTTTTCTTCCATGTCATTTCCCTTCAAAGAAGCTTTGATATCGTAAGCTCCTTTTTATAAAAATGACCTCACTCCCCGTTATGGAGAGGAGGTCATTCACTTAGTTATATTGGACTACCCAGATTAGGCAGTTCGTTTAATAACGACACCGTGGTCAGGGCGGAGGACCTTAACGCCGAATAGCTCTGAGGCAACAACGTCATCTTGGCCCTTTTTGTAGTCACGACCGAACTCAATCATTGGAACACTCTGGGTTGCACCGATGATCGCAGAGCGGTGGAACATCAGGAATTGGTAAGCAGGTTTAGTGCCACTATCTTTTCCGATAGTATTGGTTACGTAAACAGGCATACCGTAAATCTCACCAACGAATCCATTCTTGCTCTTGACAAGACCACTCTCACCAACTTCTTTGTAAGCGGTAAACTGAGGGATCTTGCGCAGGTCAGCACGACCAATACCGTTAACAACGATGAAGCGGTCGTCCTCTGGCACGTTCTTCATGTCAAGAACAGCAGCAGCATCAACAATCTTTTCAAAGGTCAACGCAGCACCTGAATCAATCGGAGTGTTCGTAAATCCAGCAACGGCTTTCTTGAACACCTCAGCATCCTTAGCACGGTCAAGCCAGCGACTTAGTCGAGCCTGAACAGGTGAACGCAATTCATACGCACTCTGTGCTTTCAGGGCGTCTTGGATACCGACACCGTGACGGATGTAGCGATCGATGAGCAAGTCAACAGTCGTTACATCAAGGTTGTCAATTTTTACGTCAGTACCGACGGTGTAGTTAGTAGCATAATCTGCGTCAACTTCGCCGATGAATGGGATGTGTAGCGTGTCACCCTTGCTTGAGATTTCGCCACTGTAGCGAGAATCAATCAGTTGCCACAGCACTAAGTTGTCAAGACGGTTGTCAGCGAGCTCTTTGGACCACAACTCAGGAACAAGTCGCTCAGAGAAACCGACATCAGTAGTATTACCAACAGCACCAGTGCCGACGGTAGGTTGAATTTGGTTTGCAGCCATTTTGTTTATTTCTTTCTTTTTATATTATTTAATAGTTTATCACTAGCGTAAGCCAGCCTCCTGAAGAAGCTTGATATGCTCTGGGTCTCGCGGATTGTACACATTCGTGAGCCACTCAGCAGTAATCTGTGGCTTCTTAGGTTGGCCACCCTGCACAGCGTGGGATTGTGGAGCCCCACCTTGCAGTTGCTTGTTAATAGATTCCCGCTCCTCTCGGCGAATTGCTTCAACGTCAACGCTTGCGTTGGTGTTCGCACCAGACCGTAGGCGGGCCATGTCGTATAGCGTATCTAAATCACGTGAGAGGGTCTTGGCATACATTCTAGCTTGTTCTTCTCCAAACTGTGGTGTAAGCTCTGCGACTTTCTCGTTAAGTATCTCAACCATCACAGGCTCTAGGGATCTATCACGATTTTCACCCTGCCAGAATTGATTGACACGGTTTTCGTATTTAAGATTCTCGACTTCTGCTTTTAAGCTTCCGTCGCCCAGATCCTCTGTTGCTTCAGAGATACTTTTATTGGATGTAGCATTACGATATGCCCTCTGGTTGTCGTGGGCGAGTTTCAGGGCACGCTTGACGTCATCGCTAGCAGTTTCAAGGTCAAAGCCTTGAGCTTTAGCGAATTTAGCAAGACCGTCATCAGCTTGAGTAGTGCCGCCCTGTTCATATGTTTGTTTTTGTGTTTCAGTGTTTTGCTGGGCGGTGTCTTCTGATACTGACCCTTGCGATTGCTCACGAGAGTTAGCATCCTGATTCGATTGTTCCGCCGATTGTAGTTGTTCAGTCGTTTGTCCAGTAGGCTCATTAGAGGCTGGAGATTGGTCAACGCCCTCGGTAGGGGAATTATTCATCTAGGATACTCCTTTGGTTTAGTAATCTATTATTTCTGTGATTGTGCAACGTTGGGTGTTGTAAAATCCTCAACGTACGTTTTTACTATATCACATCCGACGCTTCTTTGCAATAGGTAAGCGTACTTTTCTGGTTCAAAATCTAATTGCAAGTCTTCCTTACCGTTAAATGTAGGTACATGACGATACACCTCAATTGGCCCTGAGGCCATCACAGAGTGCACTTCCTTTTGCAATTCGATGAATTCCATGAACCTTTGATAGGCAAGGGTCTTAGAAAACCCCTGCCATTCGTTACGAATTTGTTCATATTCTGATAAAGCTTTATCAGCCATTTTTACTCCTTATCTCGGCCGTGAACTGGCATGTAGCGTTGTGCTAGGTTGGTCAGCCCGTATCCGCCTTATGTTGTTTTGCGATGTGTCTGCTCCGCCACCACCCTGTGTACCGCTCTGCTGTCGTAGACGAGCAGGGGATAACTGTCCTGATGGAGACCCCCCACCATCACCAGACATCAGTGCCATAGCACCAGGCGTCATCACGGTGTCAGATTGCGTTAATGACGGGTCAACAGGTTGGCCATCTGGTCCCATAACAGGCTGCGGCGCCGTAAGCATCTCTTCAATATCATCATCAGATAGGAACTTACCAAACAGAACTTTATATTGCTGACGCAAGAATGCTTCCTGGTTAACGAGTGGATTACCCAGGCTGAACTGTGCGGCGACCTGCATAGCCTGTGACAAGGCGGCAGTTTCTGCGTCCATAGTGGCCTCTAGGACAACACGTGGCTCATATTCGCCCTGGTATGTCCCTGGGTTATATGTCTGCCATTCCACACCCTTTTTACCAACGATACGTACAGCGGTCTGTGTATCAACAAAGATCTGAATCATCTTGTAGATAATACGAGCTAGCTGTGCAAATCCCTCGTCCTCTAAGTTCTGAACCTTTGTTGTAAAGCGCATAGAGGCCTGCTGCAACTGAGCCTGAACCTCTGTGGCGGTTGTGCGGCTAAACTTCTGGGCAACACCTTGCACGGCTGCATCAGCACCAGTTGCATTGCGCATTTGCTGACGTAGGCGTTCGATCTCACCGTCTGCCGATGGACTGATGTCATTCTTTTCAATAGGCGACAATGCACCCTTTGGAATTGGGAACACAGCACCCGGACTTGATTCAATCTGCTCTGCCATATGTTTGAACCGAGGGTCAATCTGCCACATATTATTTAATACATAGGCAACATTGTCTCGTTTCTGACTTGCAGTGTCGTTAAGAGCCTCCTGCGTCGGTAGGATAACCTCAACATCACCACGTGCAAAGAACAGACTAGAATCAACGTAGTTACGCAAAATAGCGAACGGTAGGAATCCTTTTATCTCCGGCACCTTGTGTTTGCCCTTGATTACCTGGCCATCAATCTCCACCTCGGTGTCGATAGTCTGCTCCGCCTTATGATATGGATTCTCTCCATCATAGATAACTGTACCGCGGTTGGCAATCATAACTTTGCGATATTGTGTATAGTAGGTAATAACCTCAACCTGCTCAGATATCGCATCCCTACCAAACGTTGAACCAATAAACAATTCCTTGCGGTCTTTATCTGTTTTGTCATTTTGGGAACCAGCAGAAACGGCGTCTAAGTTCTTATATTTGCCCCTGACCTTACCAGTGGTTGGGTCAACCTCTTTTTCCTCTTTAAGCTGTTTAAGGCTAGTAAGGAAGCGGTAACCTGCGTAGCGTGGATATCCTGGCTCTTCTGGTCGATTCATGTGAGTTGCTGCTGGATCAACAAAGAAGTCTGATAATGGGATATTTTGAATTAACGGTTTACCATCTTTCCAACTAACCATGAATATACCGTTACCGTAAACAATCATATCACCGACCCAGTTCAGCATCTTCTCGGTCATATTATTGCAGGACCAGTAAAAGTCAACTAAGGCGTTAAGTGTGGTGGTATCCTGCTCTTGCTCTTCAGTTAATGGTAGATATTTGAACTTAGGTTTTGTGCCCGCGATGGCGGCTTTCAAACTCTCCACAATAGCAAAGGTTTCTGGTACGAACTCATTAGCCACACCAACATAACCTTGCCTTGTCCTGATACTGTTATAGGCCTTGAAGCACTCAGACCAAACACCCTCATATCTATTTGAGATGTAGGCACGTGCCTTGCCGAAGTCTTTCATAACCTCAGCAAGAACATTCTCGTCTTTTTTAGCCTGGTCTGCAGGTGTGAGTTTCGGTGTGCTGTTTTTATTTTGTTTGCTCATTTATTTATCACTTTACTCTTTTTAGTTTTCTTCACAACGTTAAGCCCATGTACATCATTGTCCCCCCATGGGAATAACTGAAATGCGATAGCCTTAGCCATCACTGTGTCATCATGCTCACCCTCTTCTGCGTTCATGCGCCCCCGGTCATCCCGGACAAACGCAAATGCCTCATTGACAAACACTGTATCAAGGTCCTTGTTTATCCTCTCACGAACAATCTTGATAAGGTCGTCAATCATAATCCTCTTAGTGCGGACATCTGTCTTCCAACCAAGGTTAGATGTTGGTTCCTCAAAGTCCTCGTCATACCCTCTGTCTCGTTTATAGAGATTGGTGTAAAAAGTGTCTCTTAACTTCTGGATCGTTGTGAGACCATGGTTGTTAACCTCGACACCCACTAAGGCATAATTGTAATAGGCTCCGAGTGCGCCAACGATTTCTCCGAACTTGTCCGGGTCGATGTGCCCCCGCCACCTTGCAACCGTTTGCATTGTGGAGACGTCAACCACCTCTGCCACAGAATAGTCGCCTCTTTTGAGACCCTCTGCGACGTCCCCGCCGATGACATACTCATGTCCAGGCTTTGGGTGGACCCATATTTTGAGCGGAGCTTTGTATGTAAAATCTTCTGGTTTTTCGTTTGGTTCGAAAGGAACTCTTTCCAGTGTGTATTGCTCATGTAACTCTCCTGGGATTAGCTTGTAATATTCTGTCTCCTCAACCGGCTGAGCATCTTTCTCCATCTCCTGTAAGGACAATGTGTTAAAGACGTTCTTACCCGAGGCGATAAATGCCTCTTGCCAGGTGCTTGGATACTCCTGAGGTAGACGCTCTGGCGTTGATTCAAAGTTCTTAGCCTTGCGTCGATAGAAATGAATCTTCGCCGGGATGTGCGCAGGGTCAACATGAATCGTCTGGCCTGCAACGGTGTGTCCTTTCTTCATAAGATCAATAAGGAAATCCTCATACTCTGTCGTTTTTCCCAGCGGGACATCAAAGTCACGCTCATAGGTGTCTAGTATCCACCAAGGGAAAAAGAATGGTTCAAAGTTGTTGAGGCCCTTGACAGCAGCAACAAACTCTTTGTGAAAGTAATTACCTCTACCCTTTGCTGTGCTTTCCAGAAACATCATAGACGGCTTGTCCATAACTTCTTCATCAGGAACGGTCTCAAGCAGAGATGCAACAAGATCCTCACCATTCTCCCATTCCCCCAACTCTGAATTCGATATTACACCAATCGGCGTTTCGAAGTTGTGGTCTGAGTGGTCTATCTCTATATCTAATACATCGGCAGGCTCGTGTGGCGCGAGGGATTTAATCCTCACATACAAAGCACCATCAACCCATTTATACTTGCGTATATGTGGTTTTAACACACCGTCATTAAAGTCATTAACGTAGGTTTTCTTACAGTTGCGCCCGTAATAATAACCCGCCTCGCGAGTACTTAAGCTGCCGTGACGACCAAGCATATCACCAATACGGTTGATGTTCCTTGCTATCCTTTCATGCACGGATGTTGCAGACACCCTATTATGCTGTGTCTTACTACCATCCCCATCGAGATAGCCCTGAAGCAGCCCATCAAAGTACTCCTTATTACCAAATAGCGGTATACGCTTGTTTTCTGTCCGACCGTACAAGTCATTTATTAGATGCGCCATATACGTATCATAACAGTGTGTCATACCACGATTGCCAGAGAACTCATCGCTGGTATTAGCAAAGAACGGCCTAATA